TTAGTGCAGGACAACCAACAATTAGAACATACTCTTTTGTTTTGGAATTAATAAGTCTATTAGGCGGAGATACTTCTTCATATTCTATTACGGTTATCAATCAAAATACTCCAGTGAGTCAAGGCGGTCCAGGAAACATACCTAACACTAGATTTCCTACAATATTAAACACTAGACCTCAAACGTTTATCATACCACCTACTAATACCTATTATGGGTATTACTTAATACCCCCTGCAGAGAGTAACGAGTTGACTACTCCACCGAGCATTCCTGTGTTTATAGGAACTATACTAAGTGGAAATTATTTCTCATTCAAAATCATAGGCTATGATTTTGATGGTAGTAACGTAACATATTCTTTTTCGGGTCTACCATCGGGACTATCCGGTGATAACACCACCGGATGGATTACTGGAACTCCAACCTTATCCAGCACCGGCATCAGTCAATTTAGTTTTAGTGCCGCGGTGTATAAAGCAACAAATTCTTCATTGATAAGTGCATATTATAACTTTTCATACAATTTGACTAATGATGTGAATGGTGTAGTAATATGGAACACTCCTTCTAATTTAGGAACTATTTTTAATGGAACCATCAGTACATTAAGCGTATTGGCTACATCAGATGTAGACTTATCATACAGATTAACATCCGGAAGCTTACCACCAAGTTTGATACTGTTAACTAATGGTGAAATAACAGGCTATGTAGCAGACCAACCCACTACTACATTTTTAGATCAGGGAGTTACTACTGATTTTACATTTACTATTGAAGCTTATTCAGAATTATATCCTGTAGTAGCATCAAGTAAATCATTTACAGTAACTGTGTTACAGCAATATAACCAACCTACTGATATCTTATACATCAAAGCAACACCTAGTATCGTAGATAGAGTCATCATTAATACGTTGTTAACCGATGACACTTTAATACCAACTAACGATTTGTATAGACCAAACGATGTTTACTTTGGTAAAGCTTCAAGTGTTATATATGAACATGCGTATGGTATCTATGCTAGTGATATAGACGAATACTTAGCATCAGTTACAAAAAATCACTATTGGAGAAACATCACACTTGGTGAGATTAAGACTGCTGTTGCTAAAAATAGTGCAGGAGAAGTCGTTTACGAAGTTGTGTATAGTGAAGTTATTGATAACTTAGTTAATCCAAAAGGTGTAAGTGTACAAAATGAAATTTATTGGCCGAGACCCATTGATTTGGGATTAGGACCATGGTATACTAGCGTAACAAACGTATTCACTAGTTATGTTGAAATATTAGGACAAGAATATTATACTAGCTTGACACCTGGTTATGCTAGAGTTTTATACCCCAATAGTTTGTTCAACATGCGTAATAGAGTTGCCAGTGTATTGGGTCAAGAATATGATTCTACTTTACTACCATTATGGATGACTAGTCAGCAACCAAACGGAAGTACTTTGGGATATACTCAAGCTTGGGTAATATGCTACACTAAACCCGGAAAAGCCGCAGCCATAAAGAATAATATAGAAAACAACTGGAAAGATCCTGTTGGAAGAAACTATGTATTGAATCAGATTAACTTTAAGATTGATAGATTCACGGTTGACAAGAGTATCACTTATAACTATGATAAAGTCACGACTCCACCAAGCTGGACTAGTTTACCTAGTGCCACTCCTGTACCCGATCCGTTGGATAGCAAAGACTTCTATGTACTGTTCCCTAGACAAACAATTTTGCCCGACAATACACAGTACTAAATATAGATAATGGAATAAACGCAAATGAGCACAATTAACACAAACGGATTAAACGTAAACTATCCTGTACCCGGAGTCAATAATAACTCTCAAGGTTTCAGAGATAATTTTAATACTATAAAAACTAACTTAGATGTTGCAGGCACTGAAATTACAGACTTGCAAACTAATGTGGTATTGAAGTCTGCACTACAGAATTCTGTACTAAACAATGACATGGCTAACACACTCATTAGCAATGCCGCAGTCAGATCCTTTAGACACACTACCTATAACTTAGGTAATTCATTATCAGGTACCGTATTAGTTGACGTATCATTAGGTGATGTTCAGATTGGCACTGTATCGGGTAACGTAACGTTTACCTTTGGTAGCTGGGCACCCACCGGTACACAGAGTAATGTTCAACTGCAATTATCCGTCAGCAATGCTAATGCAGTAATTTCATTCCCTGAACAAGTAATTCAATCTAACGGTAACTACGGAACTACCCTGTTGGAAAACTATGCAAACGTTGCAAACGTTCCAACAGTTACTGTGCCATATGGTGTTACTCAATTAGACTACAATCTAAGTTCAATTGATTGCGGAGACACTATTACAATTGAACCATACAATAGACCACAACAAACAACACAAGTACAACAACGACTAGTTCCTCCTACTGGATTTTTGGGTGATGTAGCTGGTACTATAACGTTAGGTAATGTTTACAATCAATTATCAATCTCTAGTTCAAATAGTGCAGATTATTTTACAACAGCAAATACGGCACAGCTATACACAGACTTGCCTATCGTGTTTACTGGTGTGACAATGGAAGCAAACGTTACTGTTGGTACAACATACTATGTTCGTAATGTCGTTTCTAGTACAACGTTCTCAGTTTCTTCATCATTGGGTGGTGCAAACGTAAACCTAGCAGGTAATGCAAGCCCTACAAGTTCAATGTATGGTAATCCAGTATCATATACATATGTCTGCACAGACACATATGATGCAACTACCAATGAGAGAAACGTATTGTCAACCACAGTAACTACCAACGTGGTAACCCTCAACAATACCACTAGTTTGGTAACAAACGCTCCTATTATCTTTAATGCTAATATAGGTGGAATTGTTGCAAACACAATTTATTATATTAAGTCAATTTCTAGCCCAAATATTACAGTCAGTCAATCTAGAACAAATGGAGTCGCTGATACAGTAGTAACACTAACAACTGATACTACAGGAACGACTGCTAACATTTATATAGGTAGTGACATTTGGAAAAGAATTGCACTAACTTCTTGGTAATAAATAAAAAGGATGACACATCCTTTTATAAACGACCTATCTGACAAGTCTCTAGAAGATTTACAAGAGACTATTTCTGGTCTTAACAAGAAACTTACCTTTGCTTATCGCATGGGTAATCAACCACTAATTCATCAACTGCATATGGCTCTAGACAGCTATAGAGTTGAGTACGGGAAGAAAATGGATGATCTGATGAAAAAGCAGACCGCACAAATTAACATTCAGAAAAACGATTAATATGAACACTAGAATAGAACGAGATTTTGAATTTCAGGCAGCAGTATATTTTGACGGTAATTTATTGATGAATACGTATGCAGTTGGACTATCTATGTTAGTTACAACCGAGTCAATTCCAGAACAAAATATTGCTATGGATCGTATTAGCTATTTTCTTTCTGAGTCACTGGAGAGTTGTGTGTTTGTAAAAAGCACAGAGAAAAAGGTCATTGAGAAATATGTTGCGGCAGACTTAAAAGTATCTACTCTACCCGAAGAACCGTATGACCAAATTATTTCAATACTATTGCTGACAAAGTTAAATGCAATCACTGAAAAAAGACTAATCATCACTGATATAAGAATAACTACTAAGTTAAGCGATGGGGTAAGCTTCCTGTATGACAATGAAGACTCATCCGGCCCCTTTGAGCAAATGGGTTGGTGGCACGAATCAGGAACCTCAATCTCTGACCTACATAAGCAACAGAATAAAAAAGACAAGATTGTTAAACTTGTTAACAAAACACATGATTGGAACGACCCTTCATTGATGTGGCAAGAAAAGAATATCAAATCTTCCGAAATAGTGTTTATGACAGAAGATAAGTAACCATAAAGGTTGCATATGTCACATGACTATGTTATCATCTCTACATGAGAACTGATATCTATGGTCAACTTATCCTATCTGAAACTGACCTTTGCCATATTTTTTTACAAGATCCTACTAGAACTGTAAAGAATGCTCTAGTAGAAGAACCTATTGAATTTAGCGGGTTCTTGTCTATTGATA